GCGTGTCGACGGCGGGGCGGGCGAGGGGCTGGACCCGACGACCGCGCAGATTGCGGCGAAGCGGCGGTTCGATGCGGCGCTCGACGCGGCGGGCAAGGGCCTGTCCGATATCGCGTGGCGGACGATCTGCGCGGGCGAGGCGCTGCCGGTGGCGGAAAAGGCGCTCGGCTGGCCAGTACGATCGGGGCGGCTGGTGCTGACGCTGGCGCTCGACCGGATTGCCGATCACTACCGGCTGGCCTGACGGCCCGCCGGCTGGCCGATCACTATCGGCTGGCCTGACGGCGCGCGCGGGTGTAGGGCGCGCGCCGAGAAGAACATAAGTGGCACGGATACGTGCCGATGACGGGATGGGTGCAGTGCGGTTCGACTTCGTGAAATGCCATGGGTCCGGCAACGATTTTCCGTTGATCGACGCGCGGGCGCTGTCGTTGAGCGACGCGGAGTGGGCGGCGGTGGCGCGGGCGCTGGCCGACCGGCGCGGGCCGGTGGGCGGTGACGGGCTGCTGCTGCTCGACCAAGGCGAAGGAAATGCTGCGTTTTCGATGCGCATGTTCAATTCGGATGGCAGCGAGGCGGAAACGTGCCTGAACGGGCTGCGCTGCGTGGCGCGGGCGGGGTTCGAGGCGCTGGGGATCGATGCCGCCGACGTGTCGCTGAAGACGTCGACGGCCCATGTCGAGCGCGATGCCGATGTGGCGCCGGGCGTGTACACGGTGCGCGAGACGGCGGGGCCGGCGGGGCTGGATGCGGCGGCGTGGCCGATGACCGGCGCCGGGCCGCGGATCGTCCAGGCGGCGGTGCCGCCGCTGGGGACCGCGCGGTTGTTCACCGCGGTATCGATGCCCAACCCGCATCTGGTGACGTTCGTCGATGCGGTGGACGAGGCGGAGCTGGTCGCCGTGGGCGAGCGGTGCGAAGCGGCACCGGCGTGGTTGCCCAATCGTGCCAATGTGTCGTTCGTCGAAGTGCGCGGTGGCGATCTGTTCGTGCGGACGTTCGAACGCGGCGTCGGGCTGACCGACAGCTGCGGCAGTGCGATGGCGGCGTCCAGCTTTGCGGCTTGCCTGACCGGGCGGCTGGCCTATGGCGCGCCCATCACCGTGTTCAACAAGGGCGGGCTGGTGCGTGCGGTCGTCGCCGAGGATGCGATGGTCAGCCTGTCGGGCAATGCGACCTGGGAATGGCGCGGATCGGTCGATGTCGACCTGGCGACGGAGCAGGCGGGAAGCTTGCGCGTTGAGGGTCATGCCGATGCGGAGATCGCCGCCTGGGCGCAGTTAGCCGATGCCGCGAGCCGCTGACCCGTCCCAGACCTGATCCAGTTGAAGGCGAGGTCCGTCCTTTTGGGCGCATCCTCCTGTATCGCTTAGAGAAAAGTATCACGATGCGTGACGATTCGAACTATTTCTACGACCGGGCCGAAACCGAGCTCGAACTGGCGCAGCGCGCCACCCACCCGCTGGCGGTGCGCGCGCATTACATCATCGCCAACCATTATCTCGACCGCTGCTATGGCGGGCCGCCGGAGGATCCCGCCGCGGCGCCTGCCGACGAGGGCGATGCCGCCTGACCCTGAGGGGTGACCGGCCGGTGCCGTGCTTGGCGTGACACCGACCGGGTGAACCCTCGCGAGTCCCATGCGTTGCAGGGCAGCGAGGTAGGAATGGCGGACGAGGCGCAAGACCCGACGCCCGGTGGGCATGGTCCGGGCGATACGGAAGTACGGGCGGGCACGCGGACCGACGACGGTCCGGAAGGGAAGTTATACCCGGTGGCGGTCGCGTTGCGCGCGACCTTCGATGCCGACAATCACGCGACGTTGAGCCGCGACGTGACCGGGCTGATGCTCGACCTGTCGCGCGTGCCGTTCGAACCGCACGAATTCGAACCGTTGCTGCGCCCGCTGGCGCCACCGCCGCCGGCCGGGTGGCTGGCGCGCGCACGGCTCGCCTTGCGCCGGTTGCGCGAGGCGCGGGGCTGAGCGTGCCGCTCAGGCGGGAACGCGCGGTCCCTGCAATTCCGACCCGAGCGAGCTGAACAGCGCCTCGATCAGCGACAGCGCGAGCGGCGACAGGCGAATGGGCGTCGAAGGGCCGAGCGCGCCCGGTGCCTCCATCTCGGCGAAGCCCGCGTCGATCAGCGCCAGGATCCAGCGGTTGGCAAGCGCCTGTGACGTGCTGATCCGCTTGGCGAGTTCCGCTGCCGTCACCGAGCTCGCCTCCGCCTCTGCCAGATAGGCGATCAACAGGATCTCGCAGGCGGGATTGCCGGCCAGTGCCGGGCCGAACGCCCGCTTGCTGCCACTGACCGCGTGCAGGAATACCCGCGCCATCCGCCAATAGGCATGGACCGATTCGGTTTCGGCATGGCGGCACAGCAGGCGGGCGCTGAGGACGAGCACGGCGGCATCGCCCTGGCCCAGCCGCGAGACGGTGACGTTGATCCAGACGACCCCGCCATTGGCCTGCATACAGCGCAACGTGCCTCGATGCGTCTTCTGGCTGGGATCACGCCATGCGGTCTGCAGGAACGCGTCGGCGATCAGTCGTTCGGTCGGATGGGCGAATTCGCTGGCCGGACGTCCGATCACCGCATCGCGCCCGACGCCGACGAGCGCGGCATAGCCATCGTCGATATCGACGATGTCCCTGCGGCGATTGATCAGCGCATGGCCGATATGTCCTGAACGATACGGCATAGGCTACGATAGCGGCCTTTCGTGGCAAAATGAAACCCGTTGTCCGACTATAGTGGCTTGATAGCATATCTTGTGTCCGACCGTGTCGATGCAGCGATAGGCTGCGCGCGGCTAACCCATATGGTACAAAGCGCTTGACATCGTCACGCTCATTAGGTACATAACGGGAACGCTGAAGAATTGCGAGTCGGGCCGGCGTGGCGGGGATCGATCCCCGCCGCGCTCGGCCCGCCGCGTTTCGGGGCAGGGCGAACGAGCGGGGAGACGGGGCATGGACAGCGGCGAAACGACCGAGGTCGCGGTGGTGCGTCTGCCGTTGCGGGGCAGGCGGGTGCGATGGACCATCGCGTTGGAGGGCCTGTTCTTGGACCATCTCGCCGCAACGGGCGATATCAGCGCCGCTGCGCGCACGATCAATCTGCATCCGTCGCAGGTCTATTATCGGCTGCGCACCAGTGCCCGCTTTGGCGAGGGGTGGGCGGCCGCGATCGAGGCGGGATATCAGTCGGTCGAGATCAGCATGATCGGCCAGATCCTGTCGTCCGACGTCGACGTCGGCGCGGATCAGTCGACGAGGGGGCGGCCGTTCGATTGGGACAAGGCGTTGCGCCTGATGGCGCAGCGCGCCAGCCGTGCCGCGGGTAAGCCATGGCGTGGCGGCCCGACCCGGACGGTCGCTACCCGCGAGGAAAGCGACGCGATTATCCTGCGACGCCTGTCCAATATTGCGACGAAGGCGAAGCGCCTCGGGGAGGGCGCGTGACGGGCGGTTCGATCGACGTGATCGCCCGGCTTGTCGCGATGACCGAGCCCGAGCGCGGACGCTTCATCCGGGGACTGCCCCTTGGCGTACGGCGCGAGCTGTCGGAACGCTGGATCGGCGGCTGGGCGCGGGCGGGACAGGCGCCGCCGGAGGGGGACTGGCGGATCTGGCTGATCCGCGCCGGGCGCGGCTTCGGCAAGACGCGCGCGGGTGCGGAATGGGTGACGGCGCTGGCGGCGGACAAGGATGCGGCGATCGCGCTGGTCGGCGCGACCGAGGCGGACGTGCGGCGGGTGATGATCGACGGGCCGAGCGGGCTGCGCGCGGTGGCCAAGACGGGCAAGGTGCCGCGCTACACGATCCACAAGGGCGAGGTGCGCTGGCCGAGCGGGGCGGTCGCCTATGTCTATTCGGCCGATGCGCCCGAGCAGCTGCGCGGGCCGGAGCATAGCGCCGCCTGGTGCGACGAACTGGCCAAGTGGCGACGCGGCGATGCCGCCTGGGACAATCTGATGATGGGATTGCGGCGGGGTGCTGCCCCGCGCGTGCTGGTGACGACGACGCCGCGGCCGACCAATCTGATGAAGCGCGTGCTGCGATCGAAGGGGCTGGTCGAGACGCGGGGGGCGACGCGCGACAATCCGTTCCTGCCGCAGGTGTTCGTCGACCATATCGAACAGGCCTATGCCGGCACCGCGCTGGGGCGGCAGGAGCTGGACGGCGAGATGGTCGAGGATCTGGCCAGCGCCTTGTGGTCGCGCGCGCTGCTGGAAACGTGCCGGGGCGATGTGCCCGACGATCTGGTGCGCGTGGTGGTCGGTGTCGATCCGCCGGCGGGGGGACTGGAGGACGGCACGGCGGGCGACGCGTGCGGGATCGTCGCGGTCGGGCTGGACGGCGACGGCGTCGCGCATGTGCTCGGCGATGCGAGCGTCTCTGCCGCGTCGCCCGAGGGCTGGGCGCGGGCGGTGGCGGGTTGCGCCGCGCAACATCGCGCCGACCGGGTGGTGGCGGAGGCCAATCAGGGCGGGGCGATGGTGCGATCGGTGCTGATGGCCGCCGACGTGACGCTGCCGCTGACGCTGGTGCGCGCAAGCCGGGGGAAGGTGGCGCGGGCCGAGCCGGTGGCGACGCTCTACATGCGCGGACGCGTGCGGCATTGCGGGCGGTTCGCCGCGCTGGAGGACGAGATGTGCGGGCTGGTGGCCGGGGGCGGCTATCAGGGGCCGGGCCGTTCGCCGGATCGCGCGGATGCTCTGGTATGGGCGGTGAGCGAGCTGATGCTGCGGCCGCATGGGAAGGCGGGCGTGCGGGGGCTGTAGGGCGGGCCGTCGGCCGCGTTTCCTCGTCATCCCGGCGCACGCCGGGATGACAAAATCAGGGGCGGCGGCGGTGGCGCTGCCCCTCCACCATCGCCTCGCGATGGTCACCTCCCCGTGCCGGGGAGGACTTCGGGGAGATTCAACATGCGGTTGTTCGGGTGGAAGGCTGCGCGCGATGGCGCGCGGCCGGCGTTGTCGCGGGGTGGCGGGGGCATAGCGCTGGGCGAGTGGCCGCAGTCGTATGAGGCGCAGGTGCGCGCGGCCTATGCGGGCAATGCCATTGCGCAGCGGGCGGTGAAGCTGGTGGCGGAAAGCACCGCGGGCGCGCCGGTGGCGACGAAGGTGCCGGAGCTGGCCGCGCTGGTGGCGGCGCGATCGGGCGGGCAGGTGCTGCTGGAGGCGGTGGCGGCGCAACTGCTGCTGCACGGCAATGCCTATGTGCAGGTGCTGCGCGATTCCGAGGGGCAGGTGGGCGCGCTGTATGCGCTGCGGCCCGAGCGGGTGAGCGTCGAGGTGGACGCGGGCGGGTGGCCGACCGCCTATCGCTATGCGGTGGGCGAGCGGCGGGTGCGGCTGGATGCGGAGGGGCTGCGGCCGGACGTGATCCATATCCGCAGCTTCAACCCCGTCGACGATCATTACGGCATGGGGTGCCTGGGTGCGGCAGCGGGGGCGGTTGCGGTCCACAATGCCGCCGGCAAGTGGAACAAGGCGCTGCTCGACAATGCGGCGCGGCCGTCGGGCGCGTTGGTCTACGATCCGGGCGACGGCGCGGCGCTGTCGGCGGAACAGTTCGAGCGGCTGAAGGCGGAGATGGAGGCGGGGTTCGCGGGCGCGACCAACGCCGGCCGGCCGATGCTGCTGGAAGGCGGGCTGAAGTGGCAGGCGCTGTCGCTGTCGCCCGCCGACATGGACTTCGTCGGGCTGAAGGCGGCGGCGGCGCGTGAGATCGCGCTGGCGTTCGGCGTGCCGCCGATGCTGCTGGGACTGCCGGGCGATGCGACCTACGCCAATTATCGCGAGGCGAACCGGGCGCTGTGGCGGCTGACGGTGCTGCCGCTGGCGGGGACGATCTTGACCGCCTTGGCGCAAGGGCTGGGGGGCTGGTTCGAGGGGGCGGCGCTGTCGGTCGATCTGGATCGCGTGCCGGCGCTGGCGGAGGATCGCGAGCGGCTGTGGCGGAGCGTGGCGGGCGCCGACTTCCTGAGCCTGGAGGAGAAGCGCGCGATGGTGGGGATGGGGGCATGAGCAGCGCGGGACAGGACACCGGGGTGCTGGCGCAGCTGATGGCGCAGGCGGCGCGCGAGGGCGCGGACCTGTCCACCATGCGCGGCATCGCCGAGGAGGCGGGCGAGCTGTCGGCGATGCGGGCGCTGACCCGGCTGGGGCTGGCCGACGAGGCGGCGCGGGGGGACCTGGCCGAACTGCGCGAGCTGTTGGGCGCCTGGCGCGATGCCAAACGATCGGCGTGGAAAGCGGCGGCGGGGTGGATCGTGCGGCTGGCGGGTGCGCTGCTGCTGACGGGGCTGGCGGTGAAGCTGGGGTTCGGCGGGTGGCTGGAGTGAAATTCGCCGGATATGCCGCCGTGTTCGACCGCGTCGACCGGGCGGGCGATGTGAT